CCAGACAAGATCAGACTCGTTTTCGGCGCTCCCTCCCTCGGTTTAATGGCCGAACAAATGTTCATGTGGCCTCTCCAAGCCTGGCTTCTCTCTCAAAATGAGAAATCACCAATGCTCTGGGGCTACGAAACACTTACTGGCGGTTGGCACAGACTTAGAAACTTTTTCACTCGTAACTTCCCGCGATTCGAACTCACCTGTCTTCTCGACTGGTCTAAATTCGACAAACTCGCTCGACACACAGTTATCGATGACATACACTCTAAGATCTTCAGACCCATGTTCACCTTTGAACACGGATACCATCCTACCACCACATACCCTGATACCTCACCCGGCTCAGCTTACGACCAACACAACACCTATCACCCTCACCGAATCGAAAACCTTTGGAACTGGATGTGCGACGCGATTAAATCAACTCCTCTCCTCCTCCCTGACGGCACACTCATTAGATTTCAACACTCTGGCATCTTTTCCGGTTACTTTCAGACACAGTTACTCGACTCAGCATACAACATGGTTATGATTTATACTATCCTATTTCGCTTAGGATTCAAAGAACACCAGATTGCACTTAAAGTACAAGGCGATGACTCCATCATCCTACTACTCTGCTGCTTTCAACTCATCTGTTCCTGGATCTTAGAAATGATAGCTCACTACGCAAAGTTTTACTTTGGCGCTATACTAAGTGAGAAAAAATCATCAATTAAAGAAGGACTCGAACACGCAGACGTTCTCAAATATTCCAATCACAATGGCATGCCCTACCGCAACAGCCTGGAATTAATGGCACAACTCCGCCATCCCGAACGCTCTACTGCATTCAAGACCCTCAAGGCCCGAACCATCGGTATCGCTTATGCGAACTGTGGCTCAGACCCCCGCGTATTCAAAGCTTGTGAAGAGATCTACCAATTTCTTGATAAGTTTGTTGAAGACATTGATTTATCCGGTCTCCCCGATCAGATCAAATTCATCAACAAATACCTGCAACTCGATACTCACATCAGAACTGACCAGTTTCCTAGTTACTTAGAAACAGTCATCCATCTCAACGATGCGAGATCACCGCTACCATCAAAGAAGTATTGGCCTCTCGACCACTTCCTCGGTTTACCCGGTCACGTCTAGACACCCCGACGTACATTTTGTCGCTAAATCGACTTTTAATTATAAAATAAAAAAAAAATTTAAAAACAAA